AGTTACCAGAAAAAAGAAATATATAGATAAAAACGTCTATGATGAATCTCTCGACCGCATAAGGTACTTGTACGATTCTTTTGATAAAATTGTAGTTTCGTTCTCTGGCGGCAAAGACTCAACCGCCGTGCTTCATTGTGTTCTAAAGGTTGCAAAAGAAAGAAATAAATTACCATTAGATGTCGTGTTTTTTGATGAAGAAGCTATCCATCCCCCAACGATTGAATATGTCCGGAGAGTCTCGAAGAACCCTGATATAAATTTCCATTGGTATTGTTTAGAATTTAAGCATAGAAATGCTTGCTCAAATGAAGAGCCATATTGGTACACTTGGGATAAGAGTAAAAAAGATTTGTGGGTACGAGACTTACCGAAAGAAGCGATTATCGAACATCCTAAATTCAAAAAAGGGATGAGCTTCCAAGAATTCGCCCCTTATTTGTACGAGAAATCGGATGGTCGGATTGGGATGCTTACAGGGATTAGGACAGAAGAAAGCTTAAGAAGATTTCAGGTTATCGCTAAGAAAAAAAATGATGCATTCGTTAATTCCAGATCAGAGGGCGGCCGGAACCAGTATAGGGCTTTCCCTATTTACGATTGGTCGAGCCAAGATGTCTGGTTAGCTGTCCATAAATTCGGATGGGATTATAATAAAACCTATGATATTTATAACCAAACCAAATTGTATGGAAAATTTCTAACACAAAGAGTTTGCCCCCCTTACGGAGAAGAGCCACTAAGAGGTTTATGGTTATACAGCCAATGCTTCCCTGAGATGTGGCACAAGATGTTAGCCAGAGTTAAAGGCGTTGGGACTGCCTGGAGATATGGAAGCACGGAATTATACAGTAACGGTGGGAAAAAGCCCGTGGGGATAACCTGGGCTAAGTATGCTGAAATAATTCTGGATAGTTACGATCACGATGCGAAGAATGATGTTAAATCCAGTATTAATAGATATATAAAATTACATAAAAAAAGATCTTTTATGCTTATTCCTGAAGAAGAACCCCATCCAATATCGGGGGTCAGTTGGAAATGGTTATGTAAGATAGCCACTCGTGGAGATATGAAGGGGAGACAGGGAAACGTATTAAATAATAACGCAGTCAGGACACGGGAAAAATTAGGTATTACATTAGAAGAGGCGTGCCATTCTTACGCTTAAGGCTGTAAACAAATTTTTAAAGGATGCGCCCTGGGTTTATGCCAAGTCGTACTCCGAGTCTTTCCCCCATTTTTATACCACAAGAGATAGAGTAAAAAACGATTATCTGTTTGAATCCTTTATTGAATTTATGAGAAATAACGCAAAGATTAAATCCTTCTATTCAAAGCAATATTTATATTATGAGAATGAGGGTTTTGAGTATTGGGAGATGGGGCGACCTAAGAAGGCTGTTCAGGTTATTAATAAAGCGATAATACAAGACCAGAAAAATTATCGGTATCCAGAACCGCAGAAAGTGGACGGGGAGATTTTGCTTAAGAGATTGAAGGAAAGAGATTCTTATTTAAATCAACTAACAAGCTTGCCGCATAAGACAGCAGAGCAATCTAAAGAATTAAAATTCCTAATGAACGCAGAGCGTCAAGGGTCAAACGGTAAAACTTCTAATGTTATGGATCATTCAAAAAAGCCATTCAAGGAGTATATCGGTTTATGAGTAAAATAAAAAAACAACCATTAAACGAGATTCTGTGGGTTGACCGGGAAAAGCTAAAACCTAACAATTATAATCCAAATAAGGTTGCGCCGCCTGAATTGAAACTATTAGAGATCTCAATCATAGAAGATGGATGGACACAGCCAATAGTTATAAACCCTGATTATACGATTGTTGACGGCTTCCACAGATGGACAGTCTCAGGGCATAAGGCTGTAAGTGAACTGACCGATAACCTGGTACCGGTTGTTATGATTAACCCTAAGAATAAGGCCCAACAACAAATGGCGACTATTAGACACAATAGAGCGAGAGGAACACACGCTGTTCTTGAGATGTCTAACATCGTAAGCGATATGATTAAAGACCAGGGGCTAACCGGCGAAGAAGTGGTTAAGCGATTGGGAATGGAGAAAGAAGAAGTAGTACGATTATTGTATCGAAATGGAATACCTAAGTCGGATGTCTTTATTGATACGGAATTTAGCAAAGCCTGGGTTCCAAAGTAATGAATGCGCCGATTGTAAACGGAGATAAACGGGACAATAAGGGCCAGTTCGGTGCCGGAAATACCGCTTCAGTTGGAAAAGGTAGGCCGAAAGGATCGAGATCCATACCCGACCTTCTGAGAAAAATCTCAGATGAAAAAGGCACAACTGATGGCAGTATGGACAAATTAGAGGTAGTGATGAGAACCGTATTCTCGTATGCGTTGGAAGGAAGATACTGGGCCGTACAATTTATAGCGGAGAGATTAGAAGGTAAAGCCAAAGAGTATATAATAACTGAAGAAATTAAACCATTAAGAATATTAGAATTTGGAGATCCAGTATTAGATGAAATATAAGGGGCTTGTATGCTCCTTACAATTCATTGTAAGGTGATAAAGATAAAGTTAAAAACAAATTTAAAGCTAAAGAATAAGATAAAGACAGATGAATGGAATTAATGTTGACAAAAGAGAGAAGGGAGATCTTAAGCCATCCGGCAAGATTCAAAGTAGTCACGGCAGGGCGACGATTCGGAAAGTCGGTGCTGGGGTTAATGTATCTATTAAAAGGGGAGATGTCGCAGGACGAACATCGCTGGTATATCACACCGACCTACAGGCAAGGCAAGATCTCAGTCTGGCAGACGTTGAAGTCAATTATAAGGACTCAACCGGATTGGAGAATCAACGAGACGGAAATGAGTTGTACTCGATCAGGTGTTACGATTGCGATTAAGGGATCTGATTCAGCGGATGGACTTCGGGGGGCAACGCTTTCAAGGGTTGTGCTTGACGAATACGCTTACCAAAAAGCCGGGGTGTTTGAGGAAGTGATTTACCCAATGCTTACAACCACTCACGGCAATGCTCTAATGATTGGAACGCCAGACGGATTTAGCAGCAACAACTTTTACGATTATTTTCTAAGGGGCCAGGGATCGGATCCGTCTTGGAAGTCTTGGCAGTATAAGACCATTGATGGGGGCTTTGTTAACGATGAGGAGTTGCGGTTAGCAAAAGGGAATTTAGATGAGAGGGCTTACAACCAAGAATTTATGGCAAGCTTTGAGACTGCGGCAAACCGTGCAGCGTGGGCCTTTAAACGAGAGGAGCATGTTAAAGTTGCTGATGAGTTGAGCCCTTACGAAATAGTTGGTATCGACTTTAATATTGACTATATGAGCGCAGTTCTTGTCTCGGTATATGCCGATGGAACCGTTCATTATTCCGATGAAATAAGACAGAACAATTCATCAACTGAAAAGCTATGTAAAGAGATGAAGGCTAAATGGCCTGGAGTGCAGGAAGTCTATCCGGATCCAGCCGGTTCGGCCCGTTCTACAACATCACATAGAAGCGACCACCAGATTTTAAAAGAAAATAATTACCTCGTATATGCGAGGAAGAGCCATCCAAGTCATCGGGATCGTTTGAATGCCTTGAATCGTAAGCTAAAAGATGCGGCCGGAAAAATATCTATGACAATTGATCCCAAATGTATATACCTAATAAAAGATTTAGAACAAGTTCAGCGAGACAGGAAGGGTGGAATAGACAAGACCAACCTTCAGCTAACGCACAGCCTTGATGCGTGCAGTTATTTAATAGAATATAAATTCCCTATAGTTCAACGTACGGCAACCTCAATACAATGGTGAAAGAACTATGATAGTAGAATCGAAGAATTTAGTAAGAAGTAGTCTAAAGGATTTTCTTTCAAATATTACAACTGATGGCGTTGAAGAACGGTACAGGAGTTTGTCTTATTATGAAGGAATCCAGGGGGAAATGGAAGCTGACTTAGGAAAATACTTTCCGTTAAAGTCTATAGAGGTTCCCCTTATTGTCCAGAATATAACTTCAAAGCTTATTAACGCTCGGGCCATTGGATATAAAGACCCACCGGTTAGAAGTAACGAAGCTTATCTGGATAACATTAAAGACATAGATCAGGTTATGATCACGGCCGAACGCTTAACGTATCTGCTGGGATCTCACCTTATCAGGAGTAGGTTTAATGAGAGTGATAATATATTAGAGTACGACCAGATTATTGAATTTGAGCCTATATTTGAAGCAAGGGCAAGACAGCCTTTCGCATATATCTATCCTATATATAATCACGGACAGGCAAGGGAGAACGAAGTGGTTTACGCCTATTGGTCGGCTGAAGAACATTTCTTGGTACATCAAAGCGGCCTTATCGAATCGGTAAATGAAGGGAATGTTAATCCTTATGGAATAATGCCTTTTACTATTTGCCATCGCCATCCTTACACTACGGATTTTGTTCGGAATGGTGCAAACGATATTGTTAATGCTAACCTTATGATTAATCTCCTGATGACAGAGTTGGGTTTAGCTATGAGGCTGCAGGCCTTGGGGCAACCGGTTATTACTGGGATTGATAGTGCGAACAATGTAACTCTTGGAGTCGATAAGCCTATGATTTTACCAGAGGGGGCATCATTTCAATTCGTCTCCCCCGGTGCCAACATAGACGCCTATCTCAATGCTGTAAGGTTTTACGTTGACTCGGTTGCTTATAATAATAATTTAAAAGTCAAATGGTCTATTGGCAGGGAAGCTACTGTTAGTGGCGAATCCTTAAAGATGGCAGAGATAGACCTTACGGAATCTG